TTTAAAATCTTTAACCCTACCAAGATTGTAAGGCAATTTAACAAAAAAAATTAATAATGCAAATTATTTTAATCGTTAGCTACACTTTGAACCTCTTCGAGTGATATTTTACCCGTTGCAAATGCATAAATTGCTGCTGCAGTAACTAATAATCTGATCATTTGCTTGATAAATCTGGCTTTAAAAAATCTTCCGACTCCTCCGTCCTTTGATTTAACGTTCTCAACTACCTCTCCCGCAATTGGAACGAAAGTTTCGACAATATTTAAGAATACTTTCAACATAATTTCTATTTTTTATAAACTCTTCTCTCTAAATCTTTGATCCTTTCTTCGCTTTTCTCGAATTCTCGGATTAAATATTCGAGCTTTTGATTTACGACTCTGGTATCATCTGCGGGAGCAATTATTTTAGGCATCGTTTTGGCGACCTCTATTTCGCTTTTTAACATTACGTAAGATGACGTCATTGATACGACCATCCCTCCCACTAAAATCAACGTTTTAAAATCTATTTGAAAATCTGGCTTTTGATCTCCGTCTACATCTACTTTTAATTTACCCATTCCTCTCTATCCTTCCGTCTGATGCTTTAAATAAAGCCCTCTAAGCGACGATCTTTTTCTTTTAATATAATGTGACACTTTTAAGAGCAAGTCTTGCAGCCGTCAAATAGCCGATAAGAGATTCCACTCCCTTTCCTAACCATTTTGAGGATTTGCTTTCTGTTCTTTTTTTCTGAAACGTAAGAAACGTGAACCCATTCGGGCTCGCTATTGTTTCCGCCTTCCCAGATCAGTTGATCAAAGTCTAATTGATCCTTTATAATCATGAACATCTCAGCGTTTGATCTCCCGCCTAAAGCATCTAAATCTAAAGCTTCTCCGTTCATGTGTTGTGACCTTCTCGCTCCTCCTTTAAGTAAAGCGTTTAAATCCTCTGACCTATAAAACGAGTTTACCCTGATTGCTCCGCCGACAAACTCACGCAACGGCTCAAATAATTTCTCAGCCGTTACCTTCATTACCTCTAAATGCTCATCAGTCGGAACGTTATCAACCCCATGCTTTGTCGCAGTCGCTGAATACGTTCCCTCTCGGTAGCTAATATGTGCGCTGATGTTCTCAGCTTCCTTCTTCTTTGCCATCTTCTTTTGTTTCGGTAATTTCTCCCGTAGCAATATCAACGGTTATATTACCATATTTAACCTTCATTTCATCTTGCAAGACTTTAAAACGCCCAAATGATTCATCATGCTTTTTGATCTCGTTCTGCTTGTGAATCTCAAGGACTCCCATATTATTAAGCGCCGTGTTTATACTTGCGTTCAATTCTTGTAACGTCTTTAATTCTTCGTCTGTTAATTTACTCATTGTTTTTTGTTTTGGTTATTTTTCAAATTTAGGCTTTTTTCTCTAAAACATCAAGACGTGCCGTTAAGGTGTCTATGATGGTTTGTTGTTCTTGTATTGCTTTAATTAAAAAAGGAACAATATCACTATAATTTATTCCTTCAACTTGTGGTTTTTCAAATCCTTCGATTTTTTTAGTGAATACAACTTCGGGAATAATTTGAACCGTTTCTTCCGCTATTAATCCACAAGCATTTTTATTTGTATTTTTATCTTTAAAACGTACCGCCCTTAATGAGGTTATTTTGCTTAAAGAATTGTCAAGATTAACCACATCTTTTTTGTACCTTATGGAAGATGTTTGATAGTATAATTCCTTACTACTTGTATCAAATCTTACATCAGCATTTGATGATGCGTACCCACCAAGGTTACTTATAAAAATTGTACCATTCGCTTTGATGGTGAGATCAGTCGCAATTGCCCCTCCTATAACACCCGTAGTTTGTCTAGTAAATTTTAATTCTGATTGGAAATAATTTCTCCTTATTTCAAATGCTTCTGATCCCGCAATATCATAAATTAACTCAACACAAGAAACACTATTTGCAGTAGTTCTTCCTAATACGGTTGATGTTATAAAAGTACTAACGAATTTATTATGCAACCCCATTTGGTAAGTACTTTCTAACCTAGTTTTTAGATCACCATTAATAAATAAAGTAGAACCATCCGATGCTAAACCAATTCCCACATTACCCCCCGATGAGATGCGCATTCTTTCTGTAAAAGTAATTGGATCTCCTATTGTTGTTCCTGCGGGTGCATTTAAAAAATGAAATTCTCCATCATTAGTTAAATTAAGCCTTGTTGCAGGTTTGCCTGCTTGCGCATAAGTGCTATAATTTGCATTTGCTTGGATTATAAGTTCATTGTTTTGTCTTGATGTCATTCCACACCCATTATCGCCGACATCTAATTGTATTATCCCATTACTAGGCGCGTTTGGTGTTACCCCAATTCCCACGTTTCCCGTCGATCTTTGTAATGTCAATACAGTCGTTGGAGTTGTTCCATAGGAAAAGGATAAATCATTATTTTGATAGATTTCCCAAGTTTCAGTTGCATCCTTTAAAATAATAGACGCGTCTTGAATATTACCTCCAATAGACAAATATTTATCCGCGCCATTTGGTGAGGTCGGAGGAGGATCACCAATTCCCACGTTACCCAAATAAGAAATAGTTAAAGCAGTGCTTGTACCATCACCATTTGTAAATAATAAATCATTATTATCAGAATAAATAGCATAAGGATTACCCCCACTATTTTTTATTTTAATACCACCACTTGATGAATTAGTACCTTGGATATGTAGTTTTGCAATTGGAGTTACTCCAATTCCTACATTACCATTCCCTAAAATTGTTAAAGCGTCTGTAGTTGAATTTTCTGTACCATTATGTACAGATAACTTCATAAAATTATTTGCTTGTGTGCCAGATACTTTATTTTTTATTTGATTGTATCTGCTTGTGTTTCCATCCGATCTGCCCATTTTGACATAACCTTCAACGTCAGCCGTAGACATAACATTAAGAGATATTGTCCCCCCCGATGTGATGCGCATACGTTCATTTGTATGTCCATTAGTATAAAATCTAATATCAGATGCCGATCTTGTCATAATTGACAATCCTCCACTTGCACCAGAACCTGAACCTATAACCGAGCCATCTTGAACAAAACCCCCCGCGGTTGGAGTATTAATCCCCAAAGTACCTAAGAATAATCCATCGGCATTAGCACTTGAATTAGTTACATATATAGTGGCTTCCGTTGATGTACCTATGTTTGGATTAAATAATTTTATGGATGTATCTGCGTTTTGATCTTTTGTAAAAGTAGCATCACCACCAACCGTAATCGCACTTGCCGATTCTGTTATAATACTATCTTCAAGACTCTCGCCACCACTTGCCCACTTTGGAATAGTTCCCGCAGTTCCTGACCCCGTGTTACTGTCTACGTAAGCCTTGATGCTTTCTGTCGTTGCTACCGTTGTGGCGTTAGCCGTTGCAAAAGTGTCATCATCTAAGACCGCTGATCCTGAGATACCCGTATTTATTACGGGACTTGCAACGGTTAAGATTCCCGCCATTGAAACGGCATCAGAAACGCTATTAACAATTAAAGAATCTGTTCCGACGGTTAAATTTCCGCTTACCGTAGTGGCTAAAGTTGTTGTGAGTGATCCCGTCACGGTCAAAGCCGTTCCAGATTCGGAAACAATTGAATCCGATATCGTTGAGCCCGTTGCCCATTTTGTTAGGTTACCAGTTGTGCCTGTACCTTGTACGCCCGTTTGATCTAATCTTTGCCAAACGCTTGTGGTGGAGTAGATTGCCCAATCTCCAACCTCCCAATCTGTGATTCCGTCAAGGTCTGTCGATCCCGCAACGCTGACTATATAGTAATGACCTTGAGTTCCTACGCCGCTTGTTAAAGTAGGCGTATTTGTGGAGGCATTCCAAGAGCCTTGAAACTGTAATCCTTCAGCAATTCCGTTTATTTGACTCTGTAATTTTCCAAAAGCAAGTAACATGCTATCAGTAGCCAATATGGTCGCTCCTGCGGGACTTTGTAACCCCGTCAGTATTTTACCTATTACCGCTGAGTTTGTTAATGTGAGCGCCGCTGAGACACTCGTAGTGCCGTCTATTGATGGAGTGATCCCCGTCGCTTCTCCCGTCAATGTTATTGTCCTTCCATTTGCCCAAGCAGTTGCCGTGTCAGCATTACCCGTCAAATCTCCCGTGACGTTTCCAACCACGTTGCCCGTGACGTTCCCCGTAAGGTCTCCTACTACGTTACCCGTTACGTTTCCCGTTACATCTCCAGAAAGATCGCCCGTAACATTGCCGACAACATTGCCCGTATGCAGTCCCGTTGTGTTTCCCGTCAAGTTACCTACTACATTACCCGTTAGGTCGCCCGTAACATCTCCCGTTAAATTACCCGTGACATTGCCCGTCACGTTTCCGACTAGATTAGTAGTAATTGAGGAAGGCAATCCAATGGTTAAGGTCTGAGCGCCTCCAACTGTTGTTATTTCGTTTGTAGTTCCTTTAATAATTAAGACTTGAGAATCTAAATCAACTGACCCGCTTCCCGTAGTGCCTTGAAAGTCCAAATCTTGAGCGGTTATTACTCTATCAACAAACGCGGTCGTTGCAATTTTTGTCGAATTGTCGCCGAGTGGCTGAGTCACGGCAGTTGTAGCCGTGTTAATAGTGCCGTTTAAATCTCCAAGAAAGGTTGTCGCAGTAAAAGCTCCCGAAATAGTTACGCTATTCGGTAGTCCTACTGTTAAAGTCTGACCGCTTCCGCTTGTCGTGATTTGATTTGCCGTTCCTAAAACGTTAAAAACCTGACTATCTAAATCAACCGATCCCGTTGTGCCTCCATCTCCGCTAAAATCAAGGTCAGAAAGAGTGACTTGACCCGCCACGTAATCTATAATTGCCGCACTCGTTGGGATTGTCGTGTCATTGTCGTTGTTAATTAAGCCGTCGGCGGCATCGACAAATTTTGAAATCGTTATATTTTCTCCGATATCCTTTAATGAGCCAAAAGAAACGATGCCCGTAGCCTCTAAGTCTCCGCTAGTATTTAAAAAAACACCCGTACCGTTGCCAGATCCATCGCTCAACTGAGTTAATGCCGCACCTAAGACTCCGTTATCCAGAGTTTTTATTAATCCTTGGTAGGTGTCGGAAATTCGTGTATTAAAAAGAGTTGCCATTTTTTGATTTTTTTTCGTTTTCTATTTCTTTTAGGAAAAATTTAAGCTTTTCGGCGTTCTTTTCCTTGATCGTTTTCTTTTTTTTCATATATTCCAACCGTTAAATACGGCGTCTTGGCTTGGATAAAGGTCATCATTTGAGTTGTTCGTGTACTCTGGATAGGTCGTTTGATTAAAAGCCATGAAATCAATGAACCGACGAGAGTACCAATCTGCTTGAGTGCGGCATTTTTCGACTAAAAAATCGATTTCTTCCTTTGATACGCTTTCCGAGGTTTCAGATTGATGCTTATATATCCCTCCATTACGAACAGAATAAGCGCAGAACGGTAAAAAACTGACTTGGGCTTCCCATATTAACATGTCTTGTATGTAATCCGTGAGCAGCGTTTTATATGCCGCGTTAGCGGGGAGATCAATATCACTTGTTTCGATCAAATTTGACATCTTATCGTAAAGCTTTGTTCCCATATACTGCTGAATTACGACCACTTGGGCCGTATTCACAAACGGGAGCAGCTTGTCCGTGTCCACATTTCCGTCGATTATTGAATTTCTGACGAGATTAGTCCTATTTATAAATAATACGGTAGCCATGTTCTCTTTTTTTATTTTGGATATGCTCCTTGATTCGGCATGTTTACGGGTGCTTTCTTTGCGTCCTTTAATCCTCTGGGACTTGGCCGAAATTTAGAGGGAATTGTGCTTGTTTTTTTGTAATCTGCTAATTTATCAGTTTGTTCCGTGCCTTTTTTAAGCCTATATAGTTGCTCTTTCCAAGCGTGGCGGCAGTAGATCCCGCCCTTAAAACGAAATAAATTATATGCTTTTCCTTTATGACCGAGCCTATCGTTTACGCCTTCTCTGCTTGCCCGATCAATCTCCTCTATACGATAGATTATTCCTTTGTCGGATAATTTCATCATGTTTTCACAGAAAATTCGAGACTTATTATTGTCCTTCATTTTCTTATTAGACTTTTTAAAGTATTTGTATCGTATTTTATAGAGTCCTTTGTCTAAAACGCTGAAAACGTCAGATCCTTTTTTTTTACTTTTTTCGGTACGGGGGTCGATTTGATCTGCAAATTTTTGTAAAAGTGATTTTTTTGGCTTGATCAATTTTGACGCCCATTCCTCAGTCGTTTCCGTTGCTCCTTCTTCTCTCTCATCAACTAGCTCCCACTCATCCGAAACAATTTCTCCGCTTAAATCCTTTAGGATTGCCTCGCCCATTTCGTCACTTAGCTCAGTCGCTTCCTCTACCTCGTTATGATTCTCACATGGCATGTACCAAGTTTCGTCGCCTTCCGTGTGGACGTGATGACCTTCGCATCCGATAGCGTCCGCCAAAGACTCGGCCTCCTCGATTGTTTTAAAGGCGGGATATCCGTCGATCTCTTTAAGCATTACGCTCATGTTTTGTTTAATCCATCCGCAAATTTTAGGCGCTGCCGTTGCTCCATATTTGGCGGTCTGCTCCTTGATGCATTGATCCCAAGGATAAGCCTTTAAATTAACGCCTTTCATCTCGATTCCCGTCTCCTCTTCGATCGTTTCCTTATCTTGAATAAATGGATCGACCTCTGTAAATTCTAACGGTTGTAAAGTAATGAAATAGAGATTTAACGAAATACCATTGTAAGCCAAAAGCTGATCAAAGCAGTCAATTAATAAATCTTGAAACGGTCGGATGACCGTATTATCCATTAAAATTGAGCTATTTTTAATCTCATCCGCGTTACTTGAAAATCCGTTACTATCTCGTATGCCAAGTAAAAAAGGACTGACAATTCTATGAGAAACTTGCACTTTTTTAGAGCTTTCATCCGATAAAAATTGATATTGATTATGTGCGTCGGAAAGTTGCACGGGTGTTATCTCAGCTTGACTCTCTTTGTTATCATTAAAAGCCAATATAAAACGGCCACTATTGGTTGTGCCTTGAAATTTTGATATAATTCTCTGCTCGATTAATTCTCTTTCTTGCTGCGGCGGAATCCCGTTATTAAAATTCACTAACATACTGGGACTCAGGCCATTAAGAACATTATTTAGGTGATAATTGCTTATTTCCTCCTCAAGCTCTGCGTATTGGATACCCCCTTGATAGTCTACGGGGCTGTAATAATAAAATCCAGATCGATAAGGCTTGATATAATAAATTTCGATGTTTTCTTTTGACATCCCATAAGCGGGAATGCGTAAAGGCTTGTCATTTGGCTTGAGATTTACCCAATCTTTAAAGTAATAATAAGCGGGTATTTCTCCGTCATCGTTTGCTTTTTCTGCCCGTAGGGTTTCAATTGGAAAATGCTCTAATTGAGCGATCTTTTTTCGGTCTTTTGAGTAGATCACTTGTATTGCAGCTTGACCCATTAGCTTTAAATCGTAGCATAATTTTCGAACGCAATCTTTATGAAGCAAAGAGATCATTTGAGCGTATTGATCAGGCTTTCGGTTTGCGTCCGTAGCCGATAGGCCCTTGCCAAATATATTGGCGCTGATTCCCGTGATGGCGGCGTTGTTTGTCGGCGATCCGTTAAATCGATCTATCAGAAATTGAAAATAATTATTATCTGCGCCGTATTCGATCCAACTCTGGTTGGCGACTTCTTTGACTTCTGGGCTTGTGTATGTGCTTAAATTTACGAACCCATAATCTCCACGTTTTTCATCGGGAGCGTCAATGGTTAAAGTTTGTTTTTTGTTATTCCTTTTCATGTCGTCACAATATACTCATTATTGGATGAATCACTAGTCACATATTGACCTTCGTTCAGTTTGTAATACTTGTTTTGAAGCTGATTTATATCCTGATCAGTACAGAATATTTTGTCGCCAAAAATCTCAGATACTCTTGTGTTTAATTCATTCCATTTTGTCGTTTCAATCTCCCAAAGATTATAATTCGTATTCCAAAAATTAAAATCAACGTATAGTCTAAGGTCGAAAAAATGATTCTCGACTAAAACGGGATTAAAAGTCAAATTGAATTGAAGATAATTTCCTACCGTTGCGGCAGTTGTAACCTCGTAAACTTTAATTACGTTAGTGCTATCGTCTCGGATGTCTACGCTAAAGGATGCTGCGTATTCTCTCGGAATTACGTTGAGCGTTTGAGCTAATGCGGAGGTTTTTAAAATTATCATTTAATAGTATAACGCATTTTTGATAAATTTTTATAAAAAACAAGCTAAAAAAAAAGCAGTCCCCCCTCGAAAACTGCCTTCATTAATTAACCAAAACTAAATTTAAGCCGTTGGATCAATCTGAGTTCCTTGAGTTGCCGTTGTTATAAGTGATGGAGTAATAAAAGGAGCTGCTTCGTCCTCAATTCCTTCCATTGTGATTACAAAACCGCTTAAGTCTCCCGCGCTTGCGCCCGTACCGATCGTTCCAGATACCATTTCGCATCCACTTTCAATCCCGCAAACAAACATATTCCCCATAATAGTCTTCTACGACTATTTGCGGACGCGCTGCGGCGATCAATTGGATCTCTTGTTGCGTTGCTACATCCAAATAAGTAAATGTAAGATTTAAAGTCTGAGTGTAAAAAGTCGTTCCCGTATCTCTCGACGATGTGATCGCCGTTTCTAAACTTGAAGCTCCTTTCACGTCGTATTTATAGACCGTCGGACTTCCTCCGATTGCGGTTACCGTCCCGTTTTCTTTTGTAATCGCTCCAAGGCCCGTTAGCGTTGCGCCTACCGTGCCATTAAAATCAATAAAGTAGGCCGCCTTTATTCCTCCGAATGCGCTTTTGCATGGGAGTTGTCGACCTTTATTTATAATACATGCCATGTTTTTTTTTGTTTAAAAAAAGGGCAAATTGAGAATATCCCAAAGTGCCCTCTTTAGGTTATAATTTATGAGTATAAAACGCAGTCGGCAGAAATGCCATACTGAACCGCACAAGCGAATCTCATGATCATTCTGACATTTTGGCTTCCGTCTAAGTCGCTCATATCCAGCGTCTTAACTAAATTTTGATCCGAAAGTAACCCGCAGCCGAAATAGAGATTAGACTTCTGAGCAGCTACCGCGTGGTCATCAGGTAAGCCCTGAGCTACAAAGATTTTAACTCCATCAAATGTAAGTGATCCATTGTTCCACCATTGAGTACCTTCGTTATTCACACCGTTAGCTCCAAGGCCCGCAGCAGAAAAACCGCCAAGGGCTCTCACGTAAGCACGAGCCATATTTTGAGAGATATATAGGAACATGTCATCTTTCCCGTACAAAGCACTAGGAATTGCATCAACAAGCTTCCCTAATTCAGCAATTACGTTAGCCGAATCAACTCCGCCCGCAACCGCCGCCACATCAATTACGGCTGCATCAGCCTTCATTAAAGTAGTGAACCCGTTAAATTCTCCCGCTTGTGCGCCTCCTAAATTTCCTTGCCAGATATTGTTTTCAGTAGCTGCCGCAGTTTCTGCCGCTAAGTGAGCGATTAAAAATTCTGCGAAAGTTGGGGGCAATGTGTCAAAGGCTGAATAGCCCATTGAAGCAGATTCCCAATTTGCAATAAACGGCGTCTTGCAAAGTTCCAAATTTATTTGAAATTCCAAGGGCTCGATAATTCGCTCTGTTAATGTTACATTTCCCGCATTCGTAAAGTCACAAGTAGAGTCTCCAATAAGTCCCGTTGTTGCAATTTTTTGAATTACAGATTTATATTTAATATTGGGCATTACTTCGATTCCGCCGTTTTCAATTGTTGATCCCGAAAGAAGAGCCGCCGCGATATATTTGCCTGAGAAAGACCCCGCAAATGTGCTAGTTATTGTTAAAGCCATTATATTAGTTGTTTAAAATTTTTGATAAAACAGAATCCATTGTCGAACGGGTTCTTTTTTGTGAGTATGTTACTGATTGAGTTTGATCTGACGCCGCCTCTGGACTATGCTTAATTGCTTGAGCCGATGGCTTCGAAAGTTCTTCTTTAAGTTTGGACGAATATTCCTCTTTTTTTGCATCCATTTTATCGCCTTTTAAATCGGCAATAGCGTCTTCAAGATTTTGGATCTTAACTTCCATTTCCCTAAATGAGTCTTTCGTGACATAATTTTCTTCGTCTGCCATTTTTTTCTCATCCATGTCATCCGCTAGGTCTTCCGTAGTCTCTTCCTTTTCAGGAACGTCATCGCTTACATCTCTAACGTCTGCAATTACTCCTTCTTCCTCGACGACTAATAGCCGTGAGTCTTCCAGAATATATTCTCCAACGGGTAACGCGATCCTTTCATCGTCTGTAAGGATAAAAACGTCCTTCCCTTTTTCAAACGAATCAGCTTCGACCTCCGTCCCATTCTCAAGCTTCATGGTTTCTAAGGCTGTTTTTTTAGCCTTGATTCCTAGGAGCGTTTTGATTGAATCTAATTGATTTTCTGCTTTCATAATAGTATAACGTATTTTGATTAAAATTTTGTCTTTTAGCCTTGACGGTATATCCCGCCTATGCCCTGATTCATCGTTCCGCCCTTGCAGCATTTACGTGAATACGTGTCTTTGTCACGGCATAGGCAAGCCCGTGAGCTATTCTTCGGGCTTGTTCTGCTTGGGATAATTGTTTTAGTCGTTTGCGCCATTATAGATCTCTTATTTTACCTTCCATTTCTTTTTGCATTCCGAGTAAATCTTGGATTTGCTTTTGCATTTCCTTAACTCTTGGAGGAATATCAACGCCTAGCGTTTTTAATTCCGTCAATAGACGATCAAGCTCATCCTCTGCTCCGCCTAAATCTTGACCAAAATCAAAGCGTAAAATATCATTGGCGAGCGTTCCTTGTTTTCTTGCCTCGTCGTAAGCTTCATCGAAAAATTCAATGCTACCGTAAGCGTTTCCGATATACTCCTCAACATCATCCATTAAGCTCAATTTTATTTTATGGGCTTTTAGACTTGTAATTCTGTTCTCACTTAATTTTGAGAAAATATCGTTTATTGTGTTTTTTGTTGACTTCATTTTGTTATTTATTTAAGAGAATTATTTCCTTTTTTGATTTGTTTTGAGCCATATTTTAAAGCTTCAAGGGCTTGTTTATAATTAGGTATTGAATCAGGAGAGATTCCTAGTTCTTTTGCGGACTTTTTTGCCGTATCAATTCCTTTTGAAACGACCGCCATTTTATCCGATACATCTTGAATATCTACTGCAAGACTATTTCTTACACTTTTAAGCTCTTGAACACTTATATCTATATTTTTGCCAAACGTGTTTATATCTGAATAAAATTTTAAAAAATCCATATTTAAATCAACTCGCTCGCCCTTCAAAATGCTTGTGATTTTGCTCAATAAGATCTCGGCTTCTTTTTCGTCTTTTTTCATTTCTGGTTTAATCGTTTTAAGTTTCTGCATTTTATCAGCGAAATACCCTTCGATAGAAAAGCCGCCTTTTTTCTTTAATTCTGCCCATAATTCATCGGACTCCACTTTGACAGATCCCATCCAAGTGCCGACGGGTAAGTTTAGCCCGTACTTTTTTGACTTATCATGTACCTCATCTTCGATAATCCACGACTCAACCAAGGTTAATCCTTGTAATTGGTCGCGATGTTCTAATGTGGCGTTGTTTTGATTGCCTTTTTTGAGATACATTTGACTTGCTTTCTCGACCGTCTCCTTTGAAAAATATATATAATACTCTCCGTCTTCCGACATTCGATAAATGGGTTTGTTTGGGATCAATAATGCACCCATCAGGATGCGTTTATCCTTTGAAACCTCGGCGAGAATTATGTGTTCAGCTTTTAAGGCGATGAAATCTGCTTCAATTGCGGGATTATCTACGATAGAAATCGCTTCAATACCCGTATTTTCTTGATCTTCGTCAAGGACTAGCTCCACTATTTTCATAATAGTATAACGCAAAACCGTAAAAATTTTGTCTTTATACTTTTACTAT